GGGCAAATCACTACCGGTTGGAAAGACTTAGATGACAAACTTTATGGTGGTATCAATAGAGGTGAAGTAACTATCTTTGCCGGTGGTTCTGGTTCTGGTAAATCTTTATTCATGCAAAATATGAGTTTAAATTGGGCAGAAGCAGGGATGAATTGTGTATATCTTACTTTAGAATTATCTGAAGAATTATCAGCAATGCGTATTGATGCAATGGCAACGGACAAAAGTACCAGACGTATCTTTAAGGAATTAGATGATGTTGAGTTGAAAGTTAAGACGATTGGTAAAAAATCAGGTATGCTTAGAATTAAGTATATGTCATCTGGTAATACGGTCAATGATATTCGTGCTTATCTAAAAGAACTTCAAATTGTAACAGGCAAAACAGTTGATTGTATTTGTATTGACTACTTAGACTTGTTGATGCCTGCAACCAAGAAAGTTAATCCAGGCGACTTGTTTATCAAAGACAAGTATGTCACAGAAGAAATTCGTAACTTTGCGATGGAATCTCAAACAGTTGTAGTTACAGCATCTCAGTTAAATCGTTCAGCAGTAGAAGAAATTGAGTTTGACCACTCTCATATTGCTGGTGGTATCTCTAAAATTCAAACTGCTGATAATGTTATTGGTATCTTTACAAGTAATGCGATGAGAGAACGTGGTCAATATCAGTTGCAATTATTGAAAACAAGAAGTTCGAGTGGCGTAGGTTCTAAGATAAATCTAGTATTCGACAGAGATAGTTTACGAATTAGTGATTCTGATTTAGATGATGATGATTTGGCAGTGGGTTCACAAGATTCTCAAACTGCTAAGATAATGGACAAATTAAAAAACTCAACTCTGATAACAAGTCCAAATGATGATTCTGCTATTCCACCAGAAAAAACAGACTCCGCAATGAGCCTTCGTGCGATGGTTAAGTCAAAAAAAGCAAGTCCATTTACCGATAATTGATAAATACTGGTAGGAGAATTATTTTATGACTAAGAAACCACGTAGAAGTCTATTTGAGGAATTGAACTCAATGGCGATTTCAAAAAATGAACCAGAGAGATTTGTCGAACAAAAGGGCGAACATATCATTTCTGGCGCAATAAATCTAATTGAATTCATTCACCGTGAGTTCACTGATGAAGTTGCTGTGGACTTAACCAAGCGTCTTGTTAACAGCATTCGTACGGGTGACATGAGAAAATTCAAACGTGGTATAACTCATGCAAAGCGAAAAGATGAATCTTGAACAACAACTTAAAGAATTAAGAGTCTTAGCAGGTATCTATAAGCCATATCAAATGGAAGATACTACGCAGGAGAATATTTCCTATACAGGTACTGAGAAATCTAAGTATCAGAAAAAGCATAAAATAGAACCAGGAACAAAAGAGTGGTTTAAGTTGTGGTTTGCTCGTCCTAAATTAACTGGCGAAAACCCATACGGGAAGAAATAATATGAAAGTCAGAGATATATTAGGTGCAGGCTTAGAACGAAGATTTAGAGGACCAAGAAAACCTCGTAATAAACAAGTCGGATTTCATAAGCGAATAAAAGACCTTATTAAAGAGGCGCCTACAGAAGGTGCAAGAATTCAACATATAGAAGACTTGATTATCTGGGATGGTGCAGTAGGTGGTCAAAAAGCAATCGCTAAACTACGTCAAGTAGAAACTTCTCCAAAATCTCTCAGTATTAAATGGGATGGCTCACCAGCCGTTATCTTTGGTCGCAATGAGAATGGCGAATTCGTACTTACAGATAAAAGTGGATTTAGTGCTAAAGGTTATAATGGCAGAGTAACAAGTGCAGATGACTTGGGTGACATGTTTAATAATCGTAAGATGAAAGACCCAACGCCAGAGAAAGAAGCAGACAAAGCCAAATTTGTTCAAAATATGAAAGTCATATGGGACAAAGTAGAAAGTGTTATACCTGAAGATTTCAGAGGATATCTACACGGCGACTTATTGTGGTTTTCAACTCCACAATCAAACGATGGCAGACTTATATTCAAGCCAAATGTAACAACATATTCAGTAGATTCTAAAAGTGATATCGGTAAAAAGATAATTAATTATGATGTCGGTATTGTAGTGCATGTAGTAATAGACTTAGAGGGTAACAAAAGCAATGTAGATATGGGTAAACTCCAAACAGGCAAAACATGGATTATGCCTCCAGTATATGTTACTAAATCTCCAGGTGTTGACTTGCCAGAAGTAGACAGACTAGAGAGTTATCTAAAATCGAATGCTAATTCAATTGACAAATTATTGGCAGTACCAGCCGAATTAAAAATGGCAGACTTTGGCAATATTCTTTACACTTATATTAATAATAGTGTAAAAGCAGGCACACTAGATAATCTAGGAAAGAATTTCAGTCAATGGGTAGAAACATCAAAATTAAGTGGACCTAAGAAAGAACGAGTAGTTCAATGGGTTGAAGATAACAAAGATGGATTTACAGCAATTTTTGAATTCATCAAAGGTGTTATGACTACAAAGAACAGAATTATTAAAACGTTAGATTCTCAACCAGCAGATATCGAAGCCAGTACAAATGGTCAGAAAGGTGGAGAAGGATACGTAATAGATAAAGATGTGAAACTGGTAAACAGAGCAGGTTTTACAGCGGCCAATATGAACACAGAAAGATAATTTTTTAACTACTAATAATAAGACAATGGGTAAAAGAACAATACCGTATACACAGATAAGAAAAAAAGGACAAAAACCGATTAAAAAAGATATGTCACATTCGACTTTTACAGCGAAAAGACATCCTAATAGCAAAAGAGTCACAAGCGGCGCACTTAAGTAAGATAAATACATATAATATGTAAGAAAAGGAACAGTGATGTACAGCGAACAATGTAAATTGCATTTGGAAGAGGCAAACATGACACGTTGGCAACACTTTAAACATGCAATGGGTATTGCATGGAGATTAAAGAAGGCAATGTTGGCAGTGTTTATACATGCATTTGCACCTAGATGGTTTAAGTCTTATGCAAGTAACACATGTAAAGACATAGTAAAAGAGAATTAAATATGACCAAATTAAAACTTGTAAATACTTTATCTGAAAGTAGATTGTTCAGAACAAAAAAGATGGCTGGTGATGTCAATATAGATGATGCCGCTGAATTAGTTTTTGTTCACTTTCTTATATTGAACATATTTAATAAAGATTACGATTTTGCCCCATTGGCAGGTGATATAGCATCACGTACTATGGTTTATAGAAACTTTGATTACTTCAGAACTAATGGCACAGATATGTACATGGCTCTTAATCGTCTAATGGGCAAAGATAACGATATTGGTGACAATGAAAAAGATGAAATAGCAAGAGGTAGACTTTCATTACAGAAAGCAGACATTATTAGATTTTTACTTCATTATTCTACTAATAAAAGTGACGCATCATTTGAGCAAAGATATCTACTGAGATATCAAAGAAATCTTAATATCCAAGATGGTATGCTAAAGTCAGTTCGTAGACTAGTTGGAGATTGGGACAATTTAAGTCAAAATCAAAAAGCACTAGTTGTTACACGGTTAGTTCAATATATGCGTAGAAAAGCAAGATTAGCCGAAATTATGCCAGCACTTCTAAAATTACAGAAACGTGGCAACTATATCCACAAAGATAGTAGTTCAACCAAAGACGCAATTAAGAATATATGGGCTAATCCAATAGTTAAGGCAGCCTCTGTCGTTGGTGGTTATCAAGCCGCAAGGGCTTTAGGTAAGAAACTAGGACAAACAACATATGTTACTGGTAGAGGACTTCGAAAATTTTAACTAATCCAGTTAACAATCATCATAATAAACATACTTTTTTGATAAATAAGAGTGTAAGGGTAATATAAACCCCTAACAGAACAACCAAAAGATACTATCTTACGGTTAAAATAACAAACATTTCTTAAGGAGAAATAAAATGGCAGATTCAAATACACTAGGTACTCAAGGTAACGGTCTAGGTTCAAAAACTACAATCGTTAAATTAGCACTTACAAACATGACAGCGGCTAACTTAGGCACTATCTATGCGGCAATGGGCGCATTAGGTCACACAGTTGCAGGTTCAGGTACAGCAGACGGTTCGGCATTTGTTGCTGGTACAACTGACGTACTATTCATCGCTCTTCAAGGCGCTGACTATACAGCAGACGCTTCAGACGCCCACGGCGTAACTGGTGCGGTTACTACTATCGAAGCAGTAATTGGCTAATACCTACTTGTAATTAAGTGAAAAAGCCCTCTTTATGAGGGCTTTTTTTATGTATAAACATAACTTTTCTCTCTTTTTGTATAAATAGATATG